AAGCTCCTTGTTTTTTGTCGGTACGTCATTTGTTATGAGTACCTCATCAATATTATTATCACCAACACCAGCGCCACCGTTTTCCTGTTCGGCCTCTTGGTTTTGGTGTTCGTGTACTTGATATTTTGCGGGCATGGCGATGGCTTTGGGGTTGGCTTGTGGGTTGGTTCCTGCGGAGTTGTCCCAGATGCTCAACTCTGTTACAGGCCATTCCGCAATCATGCCATCGGTGGCGACGCGGGCTAGGTGTGAAGCGCCGGAGCTAACCGCCGCCGTACCCTTCTGAACCGCTTCCCAAACTTTAGCGGCGTATTCATTCCCTTTGTCAAGGACTGCCCGATACCAACGGCCGTCCGCTTTGTCCTCGTATGCCAATGTCCGCCCGATGTATTCCGGCTTGGTTGGCTTCTGGTTTTTATCCAGCCCATGATAAACCACGACAGGGGGAAGCCCGTACTTATCTTCATGCAGTTTGGTGTCTGGTGTGAAGTATTCGTTATCGCTATCCCGTTCTTCTGGACTGCCATATGGAACCCCCAGCACCTCAATTTCCCAATCGCCTAATGCTTTAATCATTTTCATAAATTCACCTAAACACAAAAAAGCGGCAGGTATGAAAAAATAACTTTCGTTACTCTCTCATACCTGCCGCTTGATTTTCCTGGTCAAGCCTCCGAGGTATCTCCGAGGTGTTTATTAGATTGGTATCATTCTACCATGTTTCGTTATGTTGCGTCAACTATAGCGCAACACCTCCGCCGCCGCCTTGCTCATTTCATCCATAAAGTTCGGCTCTTCGGCCTCTAAATCTTGCAAGTCTGTACTCCAATGCCCCTGGTGCACCTCGGCTTGGAAATCTGCAACCTTGACATATCCCTCGTAGTCACCATAACCTTGATTTGCGCCATGGCTGAATACATGCCCCGTTACGCCGTTTGTTGAACTATCCACACGCCAATCAATAGAGCGTTGCAGCGTGTAGGTGCGTTGGTAAGATGGTTTTGGCGCTGGGTATGTTTTGACACGCTCATACAATTTCTTTGTTGCCCGTGTCATCGGTGGCGTTGCCCATTCGTCAAACTCGTTAATGTCCTTAAATGTGGCTAATAGCTGGGTGTCACCTTTGATAGTTATTTTTTGCGCCATAATGCATAAGCCCAGTCAACAGCATCAGAAACATACCCTACCCACATGTCTTTTATCATCTTTATGAAGTAGTTTAGTTCACACGAAAGGTTAACAATTGCTACCGTCCGCTCTGCTGTTGTTTCACTGATGACAAGATACCACCAGTCGTCTATTTTTACATATCCGTCAATATGTTGGTTTTCTCTGAAGTTAGCTGTATCATCGTGTATCATGTTTTTATGCTCCTTATCACCATCAATTCACCACATCGGCAGCGTGGGTGAGCTGGTGGTGGCGATTGCGTTGGCAACTCTCTATCATACTGTCCGTTCAACTCCCGCCGCTTTCCTAGCATTGGGCGGCAAATGGGACATACCCGTTCGTCTCTCATAGTATACCATTCAAATTGTGTAACACCTACCGCCGCCCCCACCACGCCAGTGCCAGCAGCGAATACGTTAGTACCTTCTGTTCTCGCAATGTTCACCGCCCTTGCGCGGTTCATCTGTGGCTCAAGTTCTTTAAGCAAGTCGTCAACCGTGCGATTTGGATTAGCCAGCCATGCAGGTATTGCGTTCTGCAATGCCCTGCGCGTTGTTTTATTTAGCAATCCCAAAGCCACGGCCGTTCTCGCTCGTGCTAATTGCTGCGTTATTTCGTTTGCCTCCGCAGGGTCAACGGCTAAAGCGAACGCCGCTAAATCATCTTGAGCCGCGTCTACACTAACGGCGGACATAGCCAGCATAAATGCCAATAACGCCGCCTCTAGCTCCGCGCTTTTCTCATCAACACGATTGGGGGCGCTTGCTATTTCTAGCTCATTCATGTCATTATTGACAAGTGCATCCATCTGAGTACGTAAAGCACTCTCAATCTTTGGCGCGTGTTGACGTTCTAGTTTATCGCGTTCTGGGATTCTAAAACGCCGTTGCTCTTCTTCTGGTGTCATTATTTCACGCTGTAGTAAACAAAAATAATAATCCAGAAAATAGCTGCTGTTATTGCATTTGTCGATCTTTCAATGTAATCTCTATTTCTTGAAAACATGTATTTCCCTCGAAAGTATGCCCCCTCCCCAAAAAACAAAGCGGCCATTATTGCATAAAAAATAACAAGCATGTCCATTAGTAGACTTCCCACAAATCGGCTTTCAATACCTCACCTATAATCTCCGCCTTGTCATCCTCTGTGATGTGATGCGCGTTAAATTTGCTGGCATCTTGCCCGACTCGCTTTTTATACCATGCTTTGAATTGACGGCGTTCGTCTGCTTTCATCATGTCGTTTTCGTCGTCGTCGTTGCCATCTTCAATCCGCAACGGTTCCGGCTGGCGCTGTTCAATGATGACGGGTTGCGGCTCTGGCTTCGGTAGCATCAGCGGCATACCTTCCGGCACGTCCATGCCAAGCATTGCCGCGCCCGTCTCAGGGGCGCCGCCATTTTGTACAAACGTTGCCCATGCCGCCATACGCGCCGCTTCGTCCTCTTGATTAGCCGCCATGCCGTTGGGTTGCAATTCCAGAATTAAACCAACTTGACTAAAAATGTGGCGATTCATGGCATCGGCAATCAGTTTACCATGTGGCCCCACAAACTCAGCAAGCCAGTTTGACGTAGCTCTATCTAGCACACTACGATTAGCGGCCAGCGTCGGGTCAATAATCAATTGTGGTGTCAAGGCCGCCGCGCTTATGTCGGCCTTGTTGCCGCTGTTAATCTCCTCCATGCCCAAATCTTTGGGGTCGGTTCCGATTTGCTTTAATTCTAGCAGACTGGAGAGTACCTCAAACGAAGATGAATTCTCAACACCTCCACCTAACAGACGCTGGATTGATGCTCTAATGCGTTTCTTGTCGTCGTCATTCGGGTTGTGTTCTGTGAACGCCACCCATTTATTTATGCCGCCTCGCTTAAACAGCATTTCCATCATGCGATCAGCCCACTGCAAAAGCGACGCGGGGAGAGACACATCATCGTCAAGAGTATCGCCTGGCCCCGTCTCATTCATGCCCAACGACCACACCCAGCCCAAGCCGCCGTTCTCGCCAATGTCCACGAGTTCAGTATCATTGTTGTATTTATAGTAAATTTTGCCGAAAGATTCTTGACTATTTTGGCGGGTAAAACCAATCAGCCCCCGCCCTGGAAAATAATCCTCCGTGATTGTGGTCGGATTGAACCAACGCGCCCGCGCTATACGGCTGCCTTTGGTGTCCAGCCCGTAATATGCTTTACCGAAACGATTAAGGGCGATTGACGATTGATAGAGAAGATTGTCAATATTGATGTCAAGCGCGAACTTCGTTTTTATATCGCGCTCATCGACTTCCACGCCTGCTAATGTCGTGTAACGTCTCGGGATAATTCGCACTGTTGACGCGGCTTTCTTGACGACGCCTTTGTAGTAGGCGCTGCCCCATGCCTCGCCCGGCTTGCCATTTAGGGCAATGTCCAGCAAGTCATCTAAAGTACTCACTGATATTCCCGCTTTTATATTCGTGTTGTTTTTAGTCCAGAATGCCATAATTTTACCTATTGCCTACCATGCCCAGAAATTGCCGCTAATTGCATCCCACCCAATCGCCAAGCTCATGACAGTATCGTCATGCATCCCTGCGGGTGCGCTGTATTTCCAATGGCTTGATAATTGTGTGCCTTCAAATGCTTGTAGCTCACCTATCAGTATCGGGTCATTTAATATCTCAATTTCGCCATGCTCGAAAGCCGATTGTAGTTTCTGGATAACGGCTGTCTTTGTGGCGTTGGTTGTTGTGAATTCTTGGATAGATAGCCCGCGTTGTCTCATGTGATCAATCACCGGCCGCCCAATACTGTTTGATTCGATAACCATTGTCTGCATATTGAAACGACTATAAACGGCCGCTAACCGTTCTTCTAATACTGGATATTCTACCCTATTAAACCTGTCCATGTAAACAAGTCGCTTTGCAGCCACATCAAACACAGAGACAACGGTATAGTCAACCTGGGCGGCAACGTCAACACCCGCCAAATATTGCTTCCCCGGTTCGCCATTTGTTAACCGTTCGCTCGTGGCACATTCCATAACACCACGAAAAACGCCGCCAGCATCGTCAAGAAAACGCGCCTCTATCTCTTGCTGGAATATGCGTTCAGGCATTGTCCGCCTCATGGTTTCTATTTCTTCATCACCAAGAATAGGATTAACGGTTGATGGCATCTGCCAACACTTCCAGCCCTGTTCACCGCCTACGCCCAACTGGTACAAGTGCCAGAAGCCATTCATCCCCTTTGGTGTTGAGAATATCCAGGCATCACCAGAATAATCAACCAATGTGGGGAAGAGTGCCATATTCCAAATGTCTAGCAGGTTTGGCACAAATGCCGCTTCGTCTATGATGATGCGCTTATACTTTCGCCCTCGCCCACTGTTCTGGTTGTCAAGGCTCCAAAACTCTATCACGCCACCCGTTTGCAATTCGATGCGCCGTTCTGATGCTGATGCCCGTGCCGTGATTGGGCGCAGCACCTCGGACAGATTACGCCAAACGTCCAACATGTCTTTGTACGTAGGGGAAAACCATCCAACCGGATGGCATAGCGTTTCTGGCGATACAATTAGATTTTGTCCTAGTGTAGTTTTGCCAGCACGCCGACCAATACAGACAACGTTAAACCGCTTGGCTTCGTCCATTACGGTTTTTTGCCAGTCTAGCGGGCGTGGGATTGTTATATCAATCGTCGGCATCTGCGTATTTGATTCTAATCGTCAAGTCTGCGCCATCCGCGCCTGTGACTTCTTGGCGTTCCACATACCCGCGATGTTTCGCCTGTGTCTTTAGGTAGAATATCTGAGCTGTTACGTTCCCATCTCTAATGCTTTTGTGCAGTGCGTTCTCGACAAAATCATGACGCGCTTCCCGAATGTCATCCCATTCGGCACGTATAGTCGGGTGACGATCTGCATAGTTGTATACCGTTTGAGAGGAACACTTAAGAACGGCGGCGGCTTGTGATACGTAGCCGTTGCCTTTACGGAGTGCTGCGATTACTTCTTTGACTTTGTACGCTTCTTTTTTAGCCATGCCTTTTTTATAGTATCAACTTATAAAGTTACTACCCAAGATAACGCACTAAAACATCACCTTGATAAAATTCGCTTTTTTGTTTGTTGCATTCCATACAATAGCCATGAGCCGTTTTGTATGTTGATTGTAAATGATCGCAAGCCTCGATCAATTCGTAAGCGCCAGAATGAAACTCATCACCCATTATTCGCGCATTACATTGATCACATACCCACCAAATATCAAGAGGTTTTCCGTAGCTGTTCCAGTGATGCGCTTCAATTCTGTGGTGCTTACAAGACAATCCACAAAGCTGACAAATTTGCATTCTCGTAATCTTCCCGCTTTTCACTGCCCTTTGTACTTTTGCGTACGCCCTATCACGTTCCACGAATCGTCTCCTTTATGGATATGTACGGTTATTATTGAGCCTCCGAGTCGGGATTGAACCGCTCTGCTTGACTGGTCGCCAAGTTGTCACCATTGACCAGAGGCGTAATTTTCTCGCCTTTATACATTCTAGCACCCGCGTCGTCTATTGCCGAGAATGGGAGAATCGGAACGGTTAGGCGGTCGCGGTATGATTTGTCTATGAAGTAGATGTAACGAAGTTGGAAGCCTGATAACCGCTCCGCGCCTTTTACCTTTAAATAGTTACTAAAATCATTTTTCCCCTCATTTATCATCATGTAATCCGAGGCAAGCGGATTGCTTTCTAATGTCATCTTGTGAATAACCGAACCGTCTGGCAATCGTGCCAAATTCTTGTTTTCGCCTATCCCCGTCAACGCAAACCCCGCCGCCCTGTAAATAGTCCCGTCCCCGCATTGCGTGCCATCGGCAAACGTCACAACCCATTTAACCTGTGGGGCATGTTTTTTCATCAATCGCATGGAAACGGCAAGGGCGCGGCTTTCGCTGTTACGCGGCAACCTATCACTAAACGCCATGCGGTTTAATTCCAAGAACTCATTCCAACCCGTACCCCCAACTAGCCCTTGTATCTTTCGCTTGTCTAGGGATGGGCCAAATTGCATAGCGCCCTCTAAAATGCCATCAAGGAAAACGCCTATGTGCAGCTGGCTATTTTGCACGACCTTACCAGAATAGTGAACGCGCTTCACTAGCTTATTAGCTTCCTTTGACGTTATTGGGCGTAATACAATATCTTTAGCCGTTGCCATAATCCGTTATAAATGTCTCGCATATTCTCGCGAGTGCATTTCCGTTGCTGTTCTCATTATCGCTATCAAAGTCACCCATGTGCTTTGCTATTGCCGTCGCTTCTTTAACCATTTCAACTTGGCTATCATGTAGGGTAAATGTCATCTGTTGAAAGGGTGCACGTTCACCATCTGGCACACCATCGAACCCAGCGCCCCACTCATCATCATCCGGCAGGCTTATTTCAACGCCCAACATTTCCCGTAAATTGCTATAATCCCGCCCCCAATCGCCCAGCGTGTCAGCATCGAATCCCCAGTCTATCAACTCAGCAGGCTCCCAACTTGACAGCACGTCCCAATCCCACGCGCCTATTTGCCGCGAATAGATCGCAATCTTGCGCCGTTCCTGTTCTGTTAGTGGGCGATTTGACTGCATCGCAATCACTTCGTAATCGCCGCCATGTTTTGCGAGTAATGCTGAGAGCCTTTGGTGTCCGTCATAGACATCCCCATCGGGCGATATGGCTACAGTCTGGAATTGCCCAAGCTCATCAAACGAGTTAGTTAAGTGCGCCTGTTGTTTGCCCGTTGACGTTTTGGGATTATCTGCCCAGGGTGTCAATTGTGATAATTTTATTGTGGTGGTTTCCCATGTGATGTCAGTCATCCGCCTACCCTCTCCCGTCCCTCGGAACCTCATACACATCAACAAATGGAAGATGCGCTGGATTTAGCGGCGTCTCTGGTTTCTTTGCATTCGTGACAATCACATTGTACCCGTCGATAAACGGCACTCTGTTGGTTGGATATTCCAACCAACGCGCTGTCATGTCGCCACATACGCCACGCTTGTAAACAAATGCGCGTTGCTCAGTCATCTAACTATCCCTAGCCACTTTCTGTTTACAAAAAACGTACCTCCGACAGTAACGGCAATAGAATCTTGTCGATACTGTTCGCACAAACCGCAAAGAAGATGGTAGAAGTCGGTTGCATTATCCATCACAAATACCCATGCTGCGTTTTGCCAGGGGGCGCGGTTATCACTGCCACCTGAGAAATGAACTTCATCGGCAAATTCTTTTATAAGTGCATCGGTATCAATGCAAAATCTATACCATTCTGCCTGTGATAATTTGTCATCACTGTTTCCTATTTGGACTATGTATGTTTGCGCCATCGCCTACCCTCTCCCGTCCATAAGCTCATCCATCATTTTTCCCGCTATCGTGCCAATGCCAACGAACACACCAGCCAGCAGCATAACGGCCGTTGCCTCATCTCGCCATGGTTTACGGAACATAGCCACGAAGAACACGAACACCGACAGAATGTAGCCAACTCCGTACCGTGACGACATCCACCACGTGCGCGGCGTGCCGTTCGCTTCCATGTAGTCGAATAACGGTTCAGTGCGATGGCCTGCTAGGCCGGTGATAATGCCGATGGCTGCTAAAATCATGTTCTGTTGCTCACCAACAAAAGGTCTAGGCTTTCGTATAATATCACAATAGAATCGCTCATGTCGTATACGCGAGAGACCACCCCATTCAGCGGTTTATAGTCTGATTTCATAATATTACCAGCGGTGATGGTTTCCCAATTTGGTAAATGTTCCTTCTTAATTATTATTTCACCAGTTGCGCTCATATCTTGCTACCATTCCCGCTTTTTAGCCTGATGTTCTCAGCCTTAAGATGCCCGTTTTCTTTCTCCAGGCTCTCGATTCTCACCGCCTGTTTTTCTACGGTGTCCCTGAGCTGCATAATAACAGCCCCCTGCTCTGCTATGGTAGCGTCTTGGGCGGTTGCTCTATCCTGTAAATCTTGACGCGCTTGTTTCTCGCTTTCTAGTTTTATTTCAATCGCTTCCCGTGCCGTGCGCTCTGTGCTCAAATCTTTTTCCACATCAGCAACACGCTTTTCCAACGCCTGCACCAATGACAACGCCGATCCGGTTAATGTGCTGGCCGCGTCTGCCCTGTCGTTTCCCCGCCGCGTGTACCATGTGAAGACACCTAATAAAACGGTGGCGACAATACTGATGACA